TGAAAAAGTGTTTGTAGAAAAACATCAGAAAGGTGTAATGGAGCTTAAAAAAGCTTTAGAGCCTGAAGAAGTTGAGGCTGAAGTAGAAGCATGATTGTAAGAAGGTGTAGTCAAGGTCATCATATTAGACTCCATAGAAATACTTCTAAGGGAGTTACTCGTAAAAAAACTTATAAAGATGGTACAGTCGAGACCTTGACTTACCCTTCGTCTTATAACTATTTCTTAGACGTTGATGGTGAGATAGTGAAGAGAAGTAATAGCTTTAAAGTAATAGAAGAAGAATATGTTAAGGAATGTGCTAAGAAGCATAGTGATGGTCATGGTAGACTTATCATTGGTAAACATAAATTAGTAGATGGAGTAGCAACAAACTTATGAAAAATCCTTTAGCAACATTAGTATCATGGCAATACAACACAGGTCAATTAGATGGCTGGACTGCTTATCATTTAGCGGCAGGAGCTTTCCTATGTAAGATATTTCAATGGTTACATTGGACAGATTTCTGGTGCGTTATGGGAGTATTTATTATTGGAGTATTGTGGGAAATATTTGAGTGGGTTATTGAAGGTGATGAAGAAACCTACGGAACCAAAAAAGCATGGGCATACAATACTATGGCTGATATAGTTGTAGAAACTGGTATTGCTTGGTGGATGGTAATATAAAGGAGAATTAAATGGCTACTGGATTATATAAATATACATCAAAAGAAGCTTCTAATCTACTAATAGGTCAGAACGGATTTGATTTAATAGCAGAGCACGACACTAATACATCTACTCCAGATACAGGTTCTTGGATAGCTATTCAAGCTCTTGGTAAAGGTGGGGGTGACGCCGCAGTTGAATATTTAAAATTAAAAGTAACAGCTAATATTGGAGATGGAATAGGTAGCTGGTTCTATATGATACCCGGAGAGATATTATATGGAAACTTTAGTGGTATTATAAACCATACAGACTCTACAGCAACATGCATAGCTTACAGAGGATAAGAAGAACAAAAAGATTAGAAAGAAGACTTAGGCATTTAGGTAAGCCTAAGAAAAAGTTAAGTCTCTTTAAAAGAATTCTAAACTGGATTAAGAAAAAGGTTTTAAGAATAAAATGAATAAAAAAATAGTAACATTAAAAAATGGAGATTTTAAAGTTGTTAGTACGAGTTATGACATTCCTGTTAATTATGTCAGGAATACCAAGTTGCAGTCAAGGTTGGATTGTAAGCGGGATAGAGGTAACCCCGTCAGACACAAGCAGTAATACTGTGTTTATTGAAATATTAGATAAAGACTCTGTTGTGCATTGGTATCACGGCACTATATACGAAGATTCAAACTGGTGTTATAGACACGATGAGTTAGAAGATATAAGGATTAAATGAGTGCAAAACCGGATACTGCCAGAAGTTATCGTGCTACTGTTCTTGATGATAACGCCATTGTTAGTATTAACCTTAAATGGTTGGCTCAGATTGGAGTTCTTATCGCAATGTTGGTGTATGGTTACTGGCAAATTGAAAGCAGGATTAGAAAGCTTGAAGATAATTTTACTATTGCAAATGAACAAATTGGGGATTTACTTAGTAAACATATCATGGAAGAAAGGGCTGAGCGAGAAGAGTTGGCAGAAAAAGTAGCCTTTTATGAGAAAGAATTTAATATTAATCCCCTCAGCTGGGGAAAAAAGAAAAGAGGTAAGTAGTGGATTTTATGGCTATATATGGCGAAGCTGGGATGATAGGAGTAGTGGGCGCTATGTTTGTTTATCTGGTGGTATCTATGTCTAATAAGTCAGCTAAGCAACAAGAGACATTAGAAAATTTAAAAGTAGAAAATAAGGGACAATCTGAAACATTAGAGAATATGGAAGGCATGATAATAAAACTTATTAATAGATGGAACCAGTCTGATGATAAATTAGATAGAAAGTTTGATGCTATTACTAAAGAAATAAATGATTTAGACAATCAAGTGTCTAGGATTGAAGGTTCGTTAAGTAGGATAAATGGAAAGCACTAAGCCTATATCAGACTCTAGTAGTTTAAATATAAGTTTACCTATGCTTATACAAGCAGTTGGTCTTATAGGTGCTATGGTATGGGGATATGGGCAATTAAACACAAGGATTAGTTTTTTAGAATATCAAGTAGCTATGAATGAAGAACATATTATGAGGTTAGAAGAAGATGCTGAAGCCAATCAAAATGCTGAGATACCTGCTGATATTAAACAAAATCAAAGAATAGATTATTTAGAAAAAGAATTAGACAGATTAAGGAGTCTTAATTAGTGGATAGTTTAAAAGTTTCAGCTTTATCGTTTGCTAACTATGGCATTCATTTAGCTAATATAAATTTAGTATTGCAATTAGTTATAGGGATTATGACTATTATATACTTGGCTTATAAAATAAAAAACATAAAGGGACAATAATGGATATAAAAGCAATGTTAGTAAAACTTGCCGAAGAGCAAGCAGAAAAGATGAAAGCAGAAGCTATGGGTCACCTAGCATCTGATGAATTTTCTGATATGTTAGCAACTAAAATGAATGAAAAGATTAACATTCCATTTGTCAAAGAAGAGAAAGAGCAAAAGTTCTTTGAGGAAATGATGGATGTTGTAACAGACCTTTTAGAAGGGGTATTTAAAGGAAAATAGTTATGCCTAGATTTGGTAAAAGAAGTAAAGAAAGATTGAAAGGCGTTGACTCTAGATTGGTTAATGTGCTTAATGAACTTATAAAGATTATGGATGTTACCATTATAGAAGGCTTAAGAAGTGAAGAAAGACAAAAAGAACTACTGGCTAAAGGAGCAACGAAAGTAAAGTATTCAAAGCACATGGAGGGTAAGGCTGTAGATTTAGCTCCTTATCCAGTAGACTGGGAAAACAGAGATGGGTTTCATTATATGGGTGGAATGATAAGAGGGATAGCACACAAATTAGGATTGAAGGTAAGATGGGGAGGAGACTGGGATAGTGATGGAGATGTTAAAGATAATAGTTTTGATGATTTAGTTCACATAGAAATAAGAGATTAAATGCCAAAACAAGCTTTACTAATAAATGATTTTTCTGGTGGTCTAAATACTTATCAGCGCCCAAGGGATTTAAAAAATAACGAAATGTCAAGATGTACTAATATGGCATTTCAAAAAGGAAAAAGCTCAGTTACAAGGGGTTCTTTTATTTCTCATGGAGAAATACCATCTCAAGCGGCAACAATATCTGGTGGGTATGGTTTGATATCTTTTGAATCAGATTATTCCCCTACTCCATATGAGGCTGTAGATACTAGTCAATCAACAAATATAATTTTTGTAGACGACAATGATGGAAGTGATGGAGTTGCTGGTTCTGGGGTTTTATATGGAGAAATAGTAGAAGCAGATACTTTTCTTTATAGCAGTCAAACTAACTCTGGGTTAAAAGATGACTTAGAATCAAATTTAAAAATAGGTACCCAAATAACTATAGCTGGAACGGCTAAAAATAATGGCATATGGACAGTTAAAGCAATAGGGGATAGCATAAATGTATATGACCAAACCGGAGTGAATGCAATAGCTATTGATGGAGATGCTGGAAATGGTACGTTTTCAAATGAAACTATAGCCGCAAATTCAACTACAAACGGAACAGTAAGTATAAAGTCTTCGCAAATAGGAGAAAGCTCTTTATTGCTGTCTGATGTTGACAATGGTAATATTGATATATATAACCTGTCAACTGATTCTTTTTCAACTGGAGTTATAACTCCAAAAACAGAATCTGGGACATTAACCAGTTCCCCAAAATACTCTTTTTATATAGTTGATAATGCTATTAGAGTAAGTGATAGTAGTACAAATATAGAAGGTCAATCTGTAAAATGGTACGGACATATTAACAGGCACCATTTTAGAGGAGTCCAATATAGTAGCACGGATATCGCATCTAGCAAAACTCTTTTTAAGGGGTGGTATGAAAAAGACAACTTATTATCTCCTCCCACATCTACAAGAACTGCTACAACAAATACTTACCCTACGTCAGACAAAGGATTTTCTATAGACTATGATAAAACAAATGGAAATAATTCTTCTTTTTTTGAAACTCAAACTTGGGATATAGCTTTATCTTTTATATATGACGGAAATCAAGAATCTTTATTAAAGGTTCCAACTTCAAATAATACATTTTTAACTGAACAGGGGAATGACTTAAGGCTAAGGGTTATGGCTAAAATAAATAATGGTTATGACCCTAGGATAAGCGGAGGAAGAATGTATTGTAAGCCTAGTGGAGACGATAAAGAACCTTGGACTTTATTATGCGATATTGATTTAGTAAGTGGAGTTTCTGCTTCTATTAATGGTGAAAAAAAATCATGGACTGCGGCTAGCGCTACAACTTTCTATGCAGACATAACTTTATTATCAATGAATATTGATACTTATGAAAGCATAAATGGCTACTCTCCAGACGTTAAAGCAAATAGCATAGGAACACAGGGAGAAGGATGGAAGACTGGAACAGTTACAAATAGAAGGGCATTTATAGCAAATGTAAAAACTAAAAACACGTATGATTCAAATATAACTGCATATGGCGACAGAATAATGTTTAGTTTGCCAAATAGATTTGATGTGTTTCCATCTTTTAATTTTATTGACGTTGTTAAGGGGGATGCTGAAGATTATGTAAAGTTAGAGTCTTATGCTGATAGGGTAATAGCATTAAAACATAATTCAGTACAGATAATAAACGTATCTTCTCCAAGTGAAAGTAATTGGTTTCTTGAATCTGATATTAAAAGCAATGGCGTAACTCACCCATCTGCTGTATTCAGGTCTGATAAAGGAGTTATATGGGCGAATAAAAAAGGTTTTTTTATTTACGATGGTTCTAATGTAACTAATTTAATTAACCAAAAAATAGACCAAGGTGACTGGTCTAGCTTTATAACATCTAGTTCTATTGTTGGATATGACGGCAATTCTGATATTGCTATGGTTATAAGGAAATCTGATGCTTCTGCGGCTAACCAAGGAGATGCTTATATGTTTGATTTTAAAACTCTATCTTGGTCTTTGCATACTGATTTATTAACCGCTAGTGCAGGTAAGTATACTAATTTTATTACAGATTATAATGGAGATTTAGTTATTGGGATTCAAAATTCTTCTAATATAGATATAGCAAAATTTTCCCATAATACTGTTGGTGCTTGCTCTACAAATGAAGTTGAAATAAGGACAAAAGATTATGATTTTGGCACCCCTCATTTATTAAAAAAAATATACTCAGTAACTGTTAGCTATAAAAGTGATGCGGCTCATACTACTCCTATAGCATACGCAACAGATGGAGGAACTTCCTTTACTGCTTTAAATGGAGATTTTGTTGACACCGATACTAGGTATAAGGTACTTAGGGCTACTCCTTCTTCTCCATTTACATGTCAATCATTAATGATTCGCTTAAAGAATACTTCAGCATCAACTGTTTCTGGTGATAGTGGAATAGAAATAAATGATATTTCTATTGAATATAGAATTTTAAGAAGCGCAAATGTTTCAACTTCAAGTTAATTATGTCTGAACGATTAATAAGAGCAGTCCAAAATAGTAAAGGAAACTCTGTTAACTCAGGAAGTAATAAGGGAGCTATGTCTCACGCCCCATCTAAAGCTAATATGGCTGAAGGTGAAGAAGTGTATTCATTGCTAAGTAATGGATTTTTATATTTATATAAAAAAGTTAATGGTTTACTATGGAGAACTGCATTGTCTTACAATGGGAACCAAAACGTAGACAAAAAATTAACAACTAGGGAGCTTGAATACAAGTACTCTTTTGTAGATTATAGGTTTTTTAATCATAATTTTAATAAAAATGGCGGTTTACAAACTAAGACTTATTTGCCTTGGGGTGACGTTACGGATGGAACTGCTATGACATCTAGTGCAACAGGAATTGTGGCTCCATTTAAAATGACATTACATAAAATACTTATGAGAATGGAAGGGATAACAAGTTCTGATGATGTAACTATAACTGTTGAAAAGTCAGATGATGGAGACCAAGCTGAAGACGTTGTAGCGACTGCTACTTATGATGTTTCGTCTGTTGGAGGAATATCTGCAAATACTACTTTTGAATTAAATATAACTGATTTTGACAATACCCCATCAGTAGACGCTGGTTTGCTTTGTGGTATAGGAATTGAGACTCCAAGTAATTTAGGCGGTTCTTATAATGATTATTGGATGACTTCCGTGTGGCGTGTAGAAGTAAAACTATAAGGTAATATTATGAAAAAAAATACAATTAAAGGATATTTAGGCGGTGGAAAAATAAACCCTATGGGTTACCAAGGTGGTGGATATATTCCCGGGATATCAAGGTCTATGTATGGAATGGGATTACAAAGAGATGTAGTCAAAGCTCAAAAAGATTTTGAAAAACAAGCTAGAAAAGTACAAAAAGAACAGGATAAAAGAGGGTTGTTTAGCAAGCTAGGAAGTATGGCTGGAACAGCTCTTGGTGCGGCTCTTGCCCCTGCAACAGGTGGATTGAGCTTAATTGCGGCTAAGGGAATTGGTTCTGCTTTAGGTTCTGGGTTAGGAGAAATGGCGGCTGGTAAAATGTATGATGCTGGTGATATAAAGAAATCCTCTACTGGTTTATTTGGCGAAGATTTTTCAGACCTAGCTAAATTAGAAAGCGATATGGAAAAGGGAGGATTAGGTAGGGCTTTAGGAGCTGGAGCCTCTACAGCTCTTATGGCAGGCGTAGGAGAGCTTGGCAAAATGGGAGCTGGAAGCTTATCTAATAAGCTTTTTAAAGGAAAGCAAGCAGTAACAGGGACAGGCTCATTAGGTTTAGATACTATTAAACCAGAAGGTGTAATGCCAGAATCGTTTGGCGGTAAAGGTTTAACTGGAGGCTCCCAAGGTTTTAGTCTTTCAACTCCATCTTTAAATATTCCAAATATTTCTAGTGATGTTTTAGGGACGCAATATACATCTCCAGAAGAGGGGATTCTTCAGGGTTTAATTCAATCTGCTCCTGAACAAACTCAGTTATCATTTGGTGACCTTTTCAAACAAGCAAGGCAAGAAGGCTTAGATGAGTTTATGTACCAAGGAAACCCATACACAACTGAACTTGCAATGCCTAGTCAAAGAGGCGGTATGATTGAAGGAGCTAGTCCTTATTCTGCAAAAATGAGTCCTAAAGGAGAATTCCAACAAATAATGAGTGTCCCAGCATCGGAAGTTGGGGAAGGAGAAGGTTTGAGGTACTATTTAGGTGAAGCTGTTAAGCCTCAACTAGCTCTTGCAAAAAAAACTGCTCAAGATAGAGCAATGGTAAAAATGCAAACTACACCACAAGACTCTATACCTTCTCATTTAGTAGATAATTATTTTTCTGAGGAAGAAGAAGTCCCCAAGAAGGGTATAATGAGTCTTTTAGGTTTTAAAGGCGGTGGTCAAGTAGGTGGATACGGCGGAGGAATAGGTCTACTTAGTATGATGCCATTAAATAGGAGGATTGTATAATGTTTTTTGGGAATGACCCTAGACCCGGAGATACGGAACATATTATAGCTGAAAAGGATGAATATGTTGTTAATAGAAATGCGGCTAGGAAACATAAAAGTTTACTGGATTTTATTAATTATGTAGATGAGCCTAGATTTGATGGTAAAGAAATGGCTCACTCAGCAATAGATGAGGCTATAGCTCTTAATACTATGTCTGAAGTTGGTATGCAAGGAGGTGGAAGAATCAAAGGGGTAGATGAATTTCCTGTTGGTGGAATAGGTGTGGTAAGAGAGCAATTATCAGAAGATAAAAGAGACCGTAAAGGTGGCTATTCTCTTGGCGTTAAAGATTATTATGCTCAAGCTCTAGGTGAATTTGAAAAGATGGGTGACTTTGTTGGTGGAGCTACTGGTTCTAATAGAAGAAATATATTAGAAGCGGCTCAAGAAGCTGGTGCTATTATGGAAACACAAGAAGCTCTAGACGCATTAAAGTTAATAGCTAATAGGCACCAACAAGGCACTATGAATGTTATGGCTAACCCAAGGCAATACCAAGACGGAGGTATGGTTTCTTACGGAGGAGAATCTTCAGAGATACCAACATTGGAAGAGCTGTACGCTATGGCTGGTATACAACCTAATGATGAACAAAGAGAACAGTTTGAATCTCAATATACATATGACCCAAACAGGGAAAAATCAACTATAGCAGGATATATGCAGGGAGTTGAAGACTTTAGAGATTCTACTACCGATGCAATGGGTCAAGCTAGGAAGCAGTCCCAAAGCGCTGGTGCCGGTTTTGCAGGTTTTGGTACTAGGCAAGAAATGACTGACACAGCAATGGAAGGAATGCAACGTCAATACGGTTCTAATATAGAAAGAGCACAAAGAGGAATGTTCCAAGATTTAAGAAGTCAAAGAGAATCATATATACAAGATGCATTGGATAGATTAGGCTACTTAGAAGGGATAGGTGGCACAGAAGAATATCAAGAGCAACAGCAATGGCAAGGGAATAATCCCGGAGGTCAAGATTACGGGTTTGCTCAAGGGGCGCCTAGTCTTCCCGGAGCTTTTGATGGACAAGTTCAAAAAGGAGCGGATGGTATGTCTTGGAGTTGGAACGGTTCAGATTGGGTTCCAATGGAACAAACTCAACAAGACACAGGTGGAACTGGAGGAGGAACAGGCGATGAAGGCGGTGGAAGTACATCAAATTTAGACCAACCATAAGGAGTTATAATGGCGCAAACAATTAGATTATTAAATAGACCAGCAGTTACTTTAGAAGAACCTAAAAGCGGTCTTGATATTTTCTTTGAAGAAATTGCTAAGTATGCTAGTCCAGAATACCAGCTTAGAAAACAAGAAATTGACAATAGGAAAGAGCAGTTAGCTTTAGATAACCAGCGTGCTGATGCTAGATTAACATTAGCAGAAAGAGACCAAAGATTAAGCGAGGAAAAATTTAGAGAAAATGTAGATTTTTCTAGAGAACAAAGAAGGCTTGAAAAAGAAAGAGACAAGAGAGATTATAAACTTAAACTTAATGTTAATAAAAATGCTATGTGGAGACAAGGAAAGCAAGACTTGGATTCACTTATCGGCAACATTCCGTTAAAAGATTTGACTAAAGGAGAAGAGTATGTTAGGGGAGTAATAAAATCCTCTATTGATATACCTGAAGAAGAAGAAAATCTTTTTAATTTAGGTTCTAGGTTGGAGGCTTATGGATTTGCAAAGGCAAGAAGTAAGATGAATGAAGCTCAAGATGTATATAATATTGCTGGGAAATATCAAACTTTACTTCCTAACTATGATGTCGACATGATAGCAAAGTCTATACAGAACAATGATTTTTCAAGCATTACAAAAGAATTGTTCTCTGGTCAGTCTATATCGGACAAGGATAAAGATAAATTAAAAAACTATAGCACACAATTAACTACAGCATTAAAAGACAAATCCTTAGCATATGAGTCGCATCTTTCAAATCCCGAGGATGAAAATCTTAAACAAGCATATATTGATGCGTCTAACGCAGTTAGTGATATAGACGATAATATAAACTCTATATATCTAAACTATAGGAACCCTCTCAGTCAGCTGGAGCTAACAACCCCAAATGAAAACGATGACTTAAAGGGGATAAATTTTGACGTACAACAGACAAGTCCGGGCGGTGAATATTACGACGAATTAACTGGGGAAATAAAATTTTCTCCGGGAGGTATATCTTACACGGAAGCTCGTACTCCAGAGTATACAGAGGATGATTATGACGATACTGTATTTGCTTCAAGTGAAGAGTTACAAGAAAAAATTATGAATGATGCTTTGTTAAACGCTCAAGGTGGCGATACGCCATTATTTGGTTCAGATGCTCCTAGAGCTGGAGAGGTACCAAGTGATATACCTCCTGCGTGGCTTTCCCCTGCTGGAATAGATGATGATGCGCCTGCTAAATTAGATATGCAAGGTAAGTCATTGGAAAATACATACCCTACAAGTACATTTGCTAGTAGAGCAAGAGATGAATTTATTAAAGACTATGCAGAAGCACGTAGAAAAGCGTCTCCAAAATCAGCAGATGCCGAGATGTTGCCAGATGTGGAACCAGATGATATATCCGGTCTTTTAAAAGAATTCGATGAAGCACCTAAATTTGATGAAAAATCTACACGTAATGTTTTAGATACTTGGGAACAGAAAGAAATTAAATTTGAAAAAGGAAAACCTAGGCCATCTATTATGTATACCCCAGCTCTTAAAAAAGTTTCTAAGCTTTTAAAAAGCATAGGTGTTACTAAAAATAAATATGGAACAATACCTGAAAGTAAGCAAGAAAGAAAAAGAATTACTCTTAAGGGGTTAGCCGAACAGCAATCAGAATTAAGAGATATATTAGTTCCCTATATATCCCCAGAAACAGGGTCTTTTTTAGACTCAAGTTTTGATAGTAAGTTTTACAGAAATTTATCTAGGATGACTGGGATGGATGTTCCAATGCTAAAAGATTTAATTTTATCTAACGTAAGCTACAATATATGATATCAAAATACCAAACAAAGCAAGACCTAATAAGCGCATTCAGAATCAAGAATCCAAGATTTGGGTATATGAGCGATGATGCTTTCTATAATATGATAGTAAGGGAAAACCCTCGATATAAAATAGATGAAGAAGATGCAGAAACAGAGGAGTTAGTTAAGGAGCCTATAGTAAGTAGAGATACAAACATCTTTGACTCTCTTCCAGATGTAATAAAAGATGGATACAATAGGTCAATAGCCGGTCAAGTTCATGCACTAGCAAACAATAAGGAACCGGTATTTGATTTAAGTAATTACGACCCAAATATAGTTGAAGACTTGGGAGCTGGTTTAATTTCATTTATAGACCCTTTAACTATAGGTGCTATGATTGGGTCAGGGGGAGCTGTTAATCCTATTGTTACAGGGGTAGCAAAGAAATATGTGTTAAGAAAATTAATTAAAAACGGAGCTAGTGTTGGAGTAGCGAAGACAGCCGCAAGAAAAGCAATGGCAAGGGCAAGCGCTATTTCAAGAGGAGCGGCTCCAATGGCGGCGTATTCAGGTGCAAATAGCGCATTAAAACAAAAGCTATCAGAGGGTTCGATAGACCCATCAAAAGTTGTTTTAGATTCTGCTAAGGGAGCTGTATTAGGAGGAGTGACTAGTGCTACAGGTTCTTACCTTACGGAAAAAGGTGCTAATACTCTTGCTAGAGTAGGTGCTGAGATAGGAATATTTGGAGGATTAAGTCCTGTTCTTGAAGAGGAGCCTCGAGCACCAACGCCTCAAGATTTTGTACATGCAGGAAGCATGGTTCTTGGTATTAAAGGAGTTAATAAGGTATTCCAAAAAGGAAAAGACACATTAACACCTAGGCTTAAGGAGTATGTAGAAGGAAAAAGAAAAGGCGACTATGCCTTTGAACATTTTCCAGATAATGAAACCGGTCTTAAGAAAGCGATGGCATTGAGAAACGCTGATGCAAGAGCCAATATAAGAAACGTAGATACTATATGGTATGATAGAAAAGGAACAAGGATACAAGTTACTGGTCGTGATGGAGATAAAGTATATGGAAGAAACCTAGATAAGGTAGGTAACGATAACGTAGTTTATAATAAAAAATTCTTTGACCAACGTTTTAAACAAGAAAGTTTTGCTGTTAACCCAGAAACAGCTAGGGTTAAGATGGAAAAAGATGTTAGGTCTCTTGAGAAAAAACTTGGTGTAAATAAAAATAGCGACCAGTCTATGTCTAGGCTAACTAAATCTGGAATAGTAGACCCAAAAGTTATTATAGATTTAGAAAAGAAAAAATTACTACCTTCTGTTACAGCTTCAAACAAAGTTAGTTTAAAAGAATTTAATACAAAGCATTTAGCGGATTATAGGGATGAGCTTTTAAGAGATTTAGATTTTAAACTATCTATGAAAGACTTAGAAAAAAGAGGGGTGCTAACATCAAGAGATACTATTAGTTTATTTTTTGATACCTTGTTTCCAGAATCTGTAAAGAAATTATTTCAGCCGTTTAGACCTGTAAAAAATCAAGGAACTTCAGCCTTTGAAAGAAGGGTTCATAATGGATTAGTTTATCAATCTTTAAAGTTAAGAAGAGAACTTGAAGCTGAAGTTGTTACAGCCATGAAAGATACAGGACTATCTTTAAAGCCTTCTCCAGAAAGAATAAATGTATTAGCTAAAGAATTAAAGGTTTCTCCTAACTTAGTAAGGAAAGATTATTATAAATATTTATCAGATGCTATAGAGAAAGGTTCTACAATAGCTGATGTAGTTAATTTTAGAACTATAATGAATAGGGTATTTGACAAGGCTAGGAAAAGCGGTATTGTTCCATCTGGTAGATTAGAAAACTACCTTCCAAGAATGTATAAAGATGGTCTCAGTAATAAAATGATGGAAGATTTGTATAAAATAGCGAGCCATGCTCATAAATCAGAGGCAAAGGGAACTAAGGGATATGGTAGTGTCAACGATTTATTCAATGAGATGACAAATGCTATATCAAATCCAGATAAATTCTTAAAAAAGAATCCAGAAACTGCAAAAATACTTAATGAAATAATAGAAAAATCACAAGGTCTTGTTTCAAAAGATACTAAAAGAGCGTTTAACCATTTAATAGAAAATGAACGTCAGCAGTTAAACTATGAAAAAGGTAAAGCTATACCATTTAGCTATTATAAAGCAATGACTCTTATAGGTAGAGATGTATATAGAACCCAAAGAAGAACGGCTGGCAACATAGAATACAAAAGAAAAAAACTACTACCAGATGATTACTATGAAAGAGATGCTCAAAAACTTTTAGCTAGGTACGCTTCTAACATATCTAGAGCTACAGCAGAAGCTTCAATTTTTGGAAAAAACAATGAGGTTGTTAATAATATATTAAAAAGTCCTAGGCTATCGCAGTTAGATAAAGATATAATAAGAGAGCTACAAGCTCATGTTTCTGGTGAAATAAATTATCATAAAAATTATAGCATTGTAAATCCAAAGTATAGGAGATGGGCAGATAATGTTTTATTTTGGAATACAGCAACTAAGATTGGTGGCGGTACAGCTTCAGCTCTAAACCTT